CTACCTATAACCCAATAAGTGAATTAGGTACTGCTAGAGGTAACAGTTACTTCAATCTATTTACACCTGTTGGTGGGGCAGCAAAGCCTAACCCAACTATAACGAGGGCTATCCTTGCAGAATAACGACAAACACATCTTGGCTCAATGGGCTAAGAACCTATTAAATGATGACTTTTTCAAAGAAGTCATAGATAACTTGAAAAATCAGCAGATTAGTGTGATAATTAACACAAGTGCAGAAGAATCTGATAGGCGTGAAGACGCTTACAGGCACATTAAGTCTATTGAGTTGATTACAGGACACCTAGAAGGCTTGGCCTCGGAGACTGTGATTAGAGAGAAGAAATGGAAAATTCTGTAGCCTAAAAGCTACCCTCCGTCCAGAAGGTTTCTGGTGATTATTGAGATGACAAATGGAAAACACCAACCCTAATGGGAGTGAAAGCCTAGATGTAAACCAAGCCGCTTCAGCGTTTGAGGGCATGATGGGTGATTCTGAGGAAGCCGAACAAGGCCAATCTGAGGAACAACCAGAGGAACTTCAAGAGACTGATGAAGTTGAATATTCTGAAGAAGAAGAACCTAAGCAGAGATATAAAGTCAAAGCATCTGGTGAGGAAGTCGAAGTAGAACTAGACGAACTTATCAAGGGTTATCAACAAGGTACGGACTACACTAAAAAGTCTCAGGCTCTAGCTGAGCAACGTAAGGCTATTGAAGCTGAACGTGGCCATTTAGAGCAGGTTAAACAAGAGCGACAGGCATATGCCCAGAAGTTGCAAGCGTTGGATAGCTTCCTTACGCAGCAAAATCAGGGTGTGGACTTAGATGTTTTAAAGGAAACAGACCCTATCGGTTATGCGGTAGCGGTAGCTGAGCAGAGTCAGCGTGAGAAGCAGTTAGCAGTAGTCAGGAATGAACAGCAACGCATTGCCCAACAGCAACAAGCCGAGCAACAAGCCACACTGCAAAACCATCTCCGTCAAGAATCTGAGAAGCTAGTGAGTCTGATTCCTGAGTTAGCTACACCACAGGGTGATGCGGTTCGGAAACAAATCCGTGACTATGCGAAATCTGTTGGGTGGACTGACCAAGAACTCAGTTCCGTATATGACAGTCGTGCTGTGAATACCTTGTATAAGGCAATGAAGTATGAGCAACTTCAAAAGAGCAAACCAGAGTTGAATAAAAAACTCCAGTCTGCTCCCAAGATGATGCGCTCTGGTACTTCTGCACCTCCTACTAGGTCTTCACAAGACAAACAGGCAATGCAAAGGTTGCGTGAGACAGGAAAAGTCTCAGACGCTGCCAGAGCATTTGAACGATTTTTATAAATTTTGGAGTATTAAATTATGGCTACCTATCAAACATATACCGCAATCGGTATGAGAGAAGACCTTTCGGATGTTATCTACTCGATTTCACCAACAGACACACCTTTCATGTCTTCCATTGGCAAGACTAAAGCTACTGCTGTTTTGCATGAGTGGCAGACTGACTCGTTGGCTGCTGCCAGCTTGTCTAACTTTGCAGTTGAGGGTGCAACAGCATCTGACGCTACTATGTCTCCTACGACTCGTGTTGGCAATCGTTGCCAAATTGCACAGAAGACAGTCAAGATTTCTGGCACTTTGCAATCCGTTGACAAAGCAGGCAGAAAATCTGAAAAAAGTTACCAACTCGCTAAGGCTTCCAGCGAAATTAAGCGTGACATGGAGACTTCCTTGTTGAGCAATCAAGTTGCTGCCAATGGTGATTCTTCTACTGCTCGTAAATTGGGTGGTCTGCAAGCATGGTTGGCTACCAATGGCGACTTTGGTACTTCTGGTGTTGCTGGTGCTTCTGGCACTACTGCTCGTACAGATGGCACAAACCGCACTTTCACAGAAGACATTTTGAAAGTTGTTGTTAAGGAAGTTTACGCCTCTGGTGGCAATCCTAAAGTGTTGATGGTCAACCCTGCTCACAAGCAGTTGGTTTCTGCCTTCACAGGTATTGCTGCACAGCGTTTCATGGCTCCTGCAAACGCACCCACAACCATCATTTCGGCTGCGGACGTTTACCTGAGCGACTTCGGTTCTATCTCTGTTGTTCCCAACAGATTTATGACTTCTACCAATAGCTGTGCCGAGACAGCATTTGTGCTTGACCCTGACATGGCTGCTGTAGCTTATCTGCGTCCCTTCCAGACCAACGAGTTGGCTGTAACTGGCGACAATGAGTCCACACAGTTGTTGGCTGAGTACACCTTGGAAGTTCGTAACGAAGCTGCTCACGGCATCATTGCTGACATCACACCTTAATTTGGTGTAACTTAAAAATGCCTCAGACTAACCCTCTGGGGCATTTCTTTTTCTAGCAAAACTGATAGAATTAGACTATGCAAAACCTTAATAACTTTCGTCAAACTGCTGTTCATGCTGATGGTGAGGGCGGTATTATTATTCAGACTCGTCAGGATGTTTCTGACATTGTTGAGCAGAATAAAAAAGAATATAACTCGTATGACGAGAGAGCAAGATGGTCTGACCAGTTGTTTGGCAATAAGGTTGCGTCAATTCCTTTGACAGTCATTGATGACTTGAACAAGCAGGGAATTATGCGTGGCTATGCTGTTTTAGATGACAAGCGTTTTGCTGCTTGGTTAAATGACCCAATGAATCGTGCGTGGCGCACCAGAACTGGAGTGGTATGAGTTACGCAACATACACAGCGTTAAAGGCTTCTGTTGCTGCTTATTTAGCACGAACAGACTTAACTGACCAGATACCAGACTTCATTACATTTGCTGAGAATCGACTCCGTAGAGAGTTGCGTATCCGTCAGATGCTGAAGACAGTAACAGCGACTACGACAGCCGCAGATGGCACAGTAGGTTTACCAACAGATTTCTTGGAGGTAAGAGATTTTGTGGTGAATGGTAATCCTGTTCAGCCATTGAACTACTCTAGCCCATCTGCGTTTTCTCGTAACTCAAGAAGCACAGACCAAGGTAAACCACTTGATTACACAGTCCTTGCGTCCGAGTTCCAGTTAGCCCCACAGCCAGATGCTGTTTACACATTGAAGTTGCTTTACTTTGCTGCTCCTGAGTACCTGAGTTCTAGTGTTGCTACTAACGTGTTCTTGGCTAACTGTCCTGATGCTTTGCTTTACGCTTCTTTGATTGAAGCAGAGCCGTATTTAATGAACGATGCTCGTATTAACACATGGGGAACTATGTACGACAGAGCAATCTCTACCCTAACTAGGTCTGATGAACAGGGTCAGTATTCTGGTGTTCCTTTGGCTATGCGTAACATATCGAGGTAAATCATGGCAGCAATGAGCAATTATTTAGAGAACGCTGTAATCAACGCAGTTCTCAGAAACACAACTTACACAAGTCCTGCGACTGTTTATGTTGCTTTGTTTACAACTGACCCAACAGATGCCAATACTGGTACAGAGTGTACTGGTGCATCTTATGTTCGTAAGGCTATGACTTTTGGTGCGCCTTCTAATGGTGTATCTAGCAACAGTTCAGCAGTAGAGTTTGACCAAGCTACAACGTCTTGGGGAACGATTACACACATGGGCTTGTACGATGCTTCAACCAGTGGTAATTTATTGTTCCACGGGGCTTTAACGGCTTCTAAGGTAATTGATACTGGTGATGTATTCAAGTTTGCTTCTGCGGCCTTGGCGGTGACTCTTGCATGAGTACCTTAGTCACTCGTGCTGGCAAGGGTTCACCTCTTACACACAATGAGGTTGACGCTAACTTTACCAATCTGAATACGGATAAGGTAGAGAAGACTTCTGCCGACATCACAGGCGGCACGATTGACAACACAGTCATTGGCGGCACAACCCCTGCGGCTGGTACGTTTACTACGCTTACTGCTACAACGGCAGGTACTACTACTGCAAAAGTGTGGTCAAACACAGGAACTACTCCTATTGCAGATTTGGAGTTACAGCGTGGTACTACATCTACATGGGGTGGAGATGCTTTTACAGATTATCGAATTAGAGCATCTGGTGGAAACTTCATACTTCAAAGTCAGAACAACGCAACAGCAGTTTTAGACCTGTTGACTGTTGATGAAGCAAATAACGCCATCAAGTTTTCGCCTGTTGGTGTTGAACAAATGCGAGTTACTCGAACCGCATCAGCAGTCAATTACGTTCAGGTGACTGGTGCGGCTACTGGTGGACAGCCAGTAATTTCCACTCAAGGCTCTGATGCAAACATATCTTTGCGGC